TTACTTCATCCCGCCAATATTTTCCCACGTCCCGTCAGCACGCAGAATTTGCAGCGGTCTTACCACGCACTGTATCTGCTTTTTATCCGCATCCAGTATCACCACCTGTGTGATTACCCTGTCCTGCTCCGGAATAATGCCATTCTCATCTGACTCCAGAATGTCTGCCGGTCCCAGTCGCAGTTGTGCTGTAAGCGACTGCACGTGTTCACGGCCATCATGCTTTCCGCAACCACACAGACGCTGCATAAGTTTTTTTAGTATATTCATGTCATTCTCCTGTTCTGCCTGTATCACTGCCCACTTCATTCAGCCCCTTAACATCCTGCCACGGCCCGTCACCAAACCTGACCTGCAAATGCTGAAACAGCCCCTGAACCTGTGTGGCATCTTTGGGGTCAAGAAAGGTCAGTCCGGTGATGAGTGCGCCATCTGTATCCGGGAACCAGCCATTGCTGTTTGTCTCAATAATGCTCGCCGGCCCCAGACGAAAACGGATTTGTGTCTCCCCCGGGTCGCCCTTCGGTCCCTGAGGTCCGGTTGCCCCCACCGGGCCAGCCGCACCTGTTTCTCCTTTCGGTCCCTGTGGGCCTGCCGGGCCTGCCGCACCGGTATCTCCCTTTGGACCCTGTGGACCTGCATTTCCCGTCAGACCGGTCTCTCCCCGCTCTCCCCTGTCACCTTTCGGCCCCTGCGGGCCTGCCGGACCAGCATCACCTGCCGGTCCCCGTTCGCCGGTTGCCCCGACAGGGCCGGTGTCACCGCGCTCTCCCTTATCACCCTTCGGCCCCTGAGGACCCGCGGGCCCCTGTTCCCCCTTTGGCCCGGGAGGTCCCACCACGGTGGGGATTCGGTTTACGGCCTCTTCCGCCGCTATCCTGCTTTGTTCCGCTGACTGTGCGCTTTCTGCTGACTCCCGGGCTTTTTCTGTTGCGGTCGTTGCATCCCTGGCTGCATTACCGGCTGCACTTTCTGCCATCTTTTTTGACAACTCAGCATCTGTTGCACTTTGTAATGACTCACTGGCTTTTTGAGCGGCCGCAGAGGCCGAGGACGAGGACGCATCCTCTGACTGCTTTGCTGAGGCTGCACTTTCTGCCGCCTGCCGGGCTGACTCCGATGCATCCCCTGCTGAAGTGTCAGCATTTGCAGCGCTCTCTTCTGCCTGACTGGCTGATATGCCAGCATTCCTCGCGGACGTCTCCGCCTCTCCGGCATTCTTCTTCGCCTCCTCAGCGTGACGCGCCGCTTCTTCCACCATCAGTTCAAAACGACGCAGTGCCTCCGGCCGGACGTCATCCTCCGACATGGCACCGAGAAAATCATTCAGCGTCCCCGGTTGAGAATCTTCATACACGGTGATGGTCCCGGCATGTGACGGCGGGAATCCTTCCACCAACAGAATAACGCTGTACTGACCGTACTCAACGTCCATGCTGTAACGCCCGGCTTCATCCGGATTTTCTGAGGCCAGCGTGTTCACCACCACCGTGGTGCTGTTACGTTTTGCTTTCAGCTGGATTGTGCAGTTCTGTACCGGTTTTCCTGTGCCGTCTTTCAGTACACCTGAAATCTTTACTGCCATATTCACCCCACAAAAAAGCCCGCCTGAACCGGCGGGCTGTCATAACACTGTGTTACCTGGCTAATCAGAACTTATAACCGACACCCACGATGAAACCGTCAGTGCGCCAGTCGCCACTGCCGGAGCCTTCATAAGCAATATCAATGGCCACGGATTCGGTCGGGTTAAACTGCACGCCAGCTCCCCACGCCAGAGACGTGTTGCTGTGGCGACCGTCATCACTTCCGGTCAGCACGTCGTGCGTTTTCCCCTTGTTGTCAGTTACGCGGAGATAATCCCCGGAGAAAGTCGACACACGGCTGTAAGCCATACCCGCCATCGCATACGCGCTGAACCATTCATTCACGCGCACAGACGGCCCCACCATCACGCTGAACCAGCGGTTACGCACGGAATCTTCATGCCAGCGGGTATCGCTGTAACGGGTAAGCTGGCGATTCTTGTCTCCTGCATAGCTGAACGACGTCACCATCCCCAGTGTGTCCGTAAACTCATAACGGTATTTCACGTTAATCCCGTTCAGTTCATCGCTGCCAGGAACGTTCGTCGAGACATGAAGATACCCCGCGCTCAGCGTGGACTGATGTTCAGACGCCCATGCAGGCGCACCGGATACGGCCAGACAAATGGCTGCGGACAAAATGGCGGCATAAAGTTTACGCATAATTACCTCTCGCTTTTCTGCAATAAAAAAGGCGCCATTTCTGGCGCCCGTATATGGGTTATAAAATTCAGCTGATACTGATGCCTGCGGTGGCTTTCTTCATCACCACAACCAGCAAATCGCTGATACTTGCTGTGGGATACCAGTTATTCACTAGCCATGCTGATACCGAAAACTCCAGCGTCATGTGACCGTGACCGGCAGGCATATCAATAACGCCACTGTAAATCAGCGTATTATCCAGCGCGGTACGGTTATAAATTTCAGCACCGTTTTTCCGCACTATCAGACGGCATGAGGAGTAAATATCAGTATGCTCTCTCTCATGCTTAGCGCCACTGAATGCCACCGCCGGAATAACAATCTGCCGGTCAAACGGCTGATCGTCATAAACCCTGACGGTAATGGTCCCTGATGGCCACCGCTCCGGTGCCCGGGAGTCCCGCGGAAAAGCCTTACCCACTGTTTTGACTATATCGCCTTCAATCTGGTTGGCTGACAGTTTCCCCTTAATCTGACAGTTCTCATTAATTGTGACATTGTTGAGCGTCCCGGCGTTCGCATTCACACTGCCACTGATATCTGCATTTTTAGCGGTCAGCTTTCCGTCCGGTGTCAGGGAAAATGCCGGAGGATTACCGCCGCTGGTAATGGTGGGAGCCGTCAGGCGCTTCAGGAACACGTCGTTCATGAATATCTGGTTGCCCTGCGCCACAAACATCGGCGTTTCATTCCCGTTTGCCGGGTCAATAAACGCGATACGATTGGCGGCAACCAGAAACTGGCTCAGTTTGCCTTCCTCCGCGTCCTCCATGCTGAGGCCAATACCCGCGACATAATGTTTGCCGTCTTTGGTCTGCTCAATTTTGACGCCCCACATGGCATTCCACTTATCGTTGGCGTCCTTCCACTCTTTCGAAAACTCCTCCAGTCTGCTGGCGTTATCCTCCGTCAGGTCGACTTTTTCCAGCAACTCCTTGCCGAGATGGGATTCGGTTATCTGGCCTTTGAAAAAATCCAGATAGCCGGATGCATCATCACTCGGCTGGCCAACAGCCTCCACAAATGCCGATTTGCCAACGGTGTTCACACTGCGGATGTAAAAATAATAATCATGGTCCGGTTTGATATTGATACTGGCGGCTATCCAGTACAGCGCCGTGCCAAGATAGCGGGCTGTGGTTTCAACCTGCCTGATATCGGTAATCCGCGTTTCCGAGAACCAGAACTCAAACTGTACCGTCGGGTCATAAACCGCAAGATGCGGCGTGGCGGTTATCTGAAAATAGCCCGGCGTCAGCTCAATCTGTGACGGCGCTGCCGGTGCGGCAATCCTGAACGATACCGATGCCGGATCGCCCTGCTGCCCCCACGCATTTACTGCCCGGACTGTCAGCCTGTAGTTCCCCGGCGCCAGTTGTGTGAAGCGGTATGTGGTTTCCGCCGTCCGGGCTGTGCTGACCAGCCGCTCACTGCCGTCATCCGCGGCCACGGTCAGGCGAAGCATGAAACTCACGCCCTTCACCACCTTCGGCGTATCCCAGCGGGCCAGTACCTGATACTCCCCGCTGTCTGCGGTGACTTCGGCAGTCAGGTGCTGCACTGCTGGCGGCGTGACACCATTCACCGTGCCGCTCTGGTCGCCGTCAAAGTGCGCCCCGTTATCCACGATGGCTTCTTTTTCCGGTACATGCTGCACGGCGGTGATAGCATACGTGCCGTCATCGTTCTCACGGATACTCACACAGCGGAACAGGCGCTGGCGCAACGTCGGCAACTTCAGCCCCCACACGCTGTATTCAGCAACACCGTCAGGAACACGGCTCACTTTCACCTTCACGCCGTCGGTGACGGACTGAACCTCCACGCTGATCGGATTGCCACTTCCGTCAACCAGGCTTATCAGCGTGGTACCGGAGGATGGCAGCGTGATTTCACGGTCGAGCGTCAGCGTCCGGGTCTGGCTGTTTACCGCCAGCACGCGCCCGCCGGTGCTGATACCGGCATAGTCATCATCACAGATTTCAATGACATCGCCCGGCACATGGCGAAGCCCTTCGGCACCCACGCTGAAGTCCACGGTCTGCGTTTCCAGCAGTTCTGTTTTAATCAGCCACAGCCCGGCGCGGTGTGCCTGCCCCCGGCTGGTACAGCCAAAGGCATCCATCTTCGTGACGTTACGACCGTAACGGGCAATGGCCTGCGTGTCCTCCACAAGCTCTGTCGCCGTCTCCCAGCCGTTATTCGGGTCAATCCAGTTCACCTCAACGGCATTATGGCGGTCCTTCAGGGCGCTGAAGCTGTAGCGGAACGGCGCGCCATCATCCGGCATCACCACATTACTGCGGTTATAGGTCCACACCTTATCCGACGGTCGGTCCTGCACGAACGTCAGCGTCTGCCCGTTCCATACCGGCATACAGCGCATCGCCGAGCAGAAATCACTGAGCACATCCCACGCCTTGCGCTGTGTGGTCAGGTACGCATTACAGGTGATGCGCGGCTCCGTGCCACCAGAGCCGTCCGGCACCGACTGGTCGCAGTACTGGCCGATGACATACAGCGCCCATTTATCCACATCCGCTGCACCAAGACGTTTCCCCATGCCATAACGCGGATGGGTCAGCATATCCCACAGACACCAGGCTATGTTGTTGCTGTATGCCGGTTTAAGCGTTCCGTCCCAGATACCGCTGTATGTGCGTTTTTCCGGGTCGTAATTCGACGGCACCTGCAGAATGCGTCCGCGCAGATGATAATTACGGCTCACCTGCTGGCTGCCGAACTGCTCCGAATCCACCTGTACGCCGACCAGTGCCGTGTTCGGGTAGCCCTGTTTCACATCGATGATTTCGGTGTATGACGACCAGAGCGTTTTGTTCTGCAGCTGGTCTGTGGTGCTGTCCGGCGTCATCCTGCGCATCCGGATATTAAACGGGCGCGGCGGCAGGTTATCCACCACCACCGAGGCCAGATACTGCGAGGTGGTTTTGCCCTTAATGGTGATGTCTTTTTCCGTCACCCAGCCACCATTACGCTGTATCTGAACCAGCAGGCGGACTTCCGACGGATTCCTGTCCCCCTTTGAGGTGGTTTCCACCAGTGCCTGCACACCGAAGGTCAGGCGCAGACGGTCAATGTTTGCCGACGTGATGGTCCGGGTTATCGGCGTGTCATATTTCACTTCCGTACCCAGCACCGTCTCGGAGCCGGAGGATTCAAACCCCTCCGGCGGTGTCTGCTCCTGCTCACCTGACCGGAACACCACCGTGACGCCGGAGATATTGGTATTCTCCTCACTGTCCAGCACCGGCGTACTGTTCAGCAGCACGCTTTTTAATCCATCCACCGGACCTTCTATCGGCCCTTCGCTGATGGCATCGATCACACTCAGCAGCTGCGTGGACTTCAGGTTGTCCTTCGCTTCGCGCGGGGTATGCCCCTTACTGCTGCCTTTACCCATTCCTCACGCTCCATAAACGACAAAACCGCCCGGAGGCGGTTTCACATAAAACATTCTGCATCAGCGACCAATCACCACGATTTCACCACCATCCCCTTCGTCTGCCGTGCTGATTTCCTGCGAAATTACCCGTGACCCCACACGCATTTCACCGTACAGAACAGGCAGAACATTGCCCTGGGCAACCATGTTATCCAGTGATGAGAAATACGTGTTCTGCTTACCGTTATCCGTGCTGGTCGTTGTTGCGGTACTCGCTTTCGGTGCCAGCATCTGTGCAACACCGCCAAGCGTCATCGCCGCACCCATTGAAAAGAGAATGTCACTGAAAGCGATACTGATCCCCGGCATCCAGATTGCCGTAGCAATCAACGCCGCACCCAGCACCGCCTGAAACACACCGCCACTTTTTGCTCCCGCAAGACGCGGCACGATGTGGATCACTGCACCATTTGCCAGCGGCTCATTAAGACGGGATGATAATTCGGTTTCGCCTGCATCACGCCCGGCAATCCGTACCTGATACCAGCCGTCGCTCAGTTTCTGACGAAACACCGGGAGCTGTGTGGCCAGTGCGCGGATGGCTTCAGCCCCCGTTTTCACACGAAGGTCGATGCGGCGGCCAAATCGTTGCAAATCCCCGTAAAGGCAGATGCGCGCCATGCCCGGTGACGCCAGAGGGAGTGTGTGCGTCGCTGCCATTTGTCGGTATACCTCTCTCGTTTGCTCAGTTGTTCAGGAATATGGTGCAGCAGCTCGCCGTCACCACAGTAAATGGCGGCATGATTCGGCACCGATGAACCAAAACAGCACAGCAGCACATCGCCAGGCTGCGCCTCTGTCAGTGCGACACGGTAAAAACCCGTCGCCTCCATATTGTCAAGATAGAGATTCTGACCGTGACGCCACCAGTCATCCTCCCGGTGAAAATCCGGCAGTTCAGTCCCCGCCAGATGATAAGCGTCCCGGAACAGCGCGTAACAGTCCGTCACCCCGTGCTCAAAGCGCCGCCCGGTGAGATGCGGCACACAGCGGAACTTATGAATCGCCCCCCGGCAGACCAGCCACCACGGCAAATCACTCTGCACCTGCAGCCGCCGGTCAGCCTCACTCAGCCAGGGCAGACCACTGGGGTGGCTGTGGACCAGCGCCACAATCTCACCCTGCATTTCTGCCTGCAGCCAGTCCTCCGGAGCCATCCGGAAATAATCCTCCGGCTCACCGGAAATATTCACGCAGGGAAAATAGCTTTCCCCCTCCGGCGTTCTCACCACGAAGCCGCACGACTCCGCTGGCGCACATCGCCGGGCGTGCGCCAGAATCGCTGATTCTGTCTCTGTCATGGGATTACTGCGAAAGTTTGTTAATGGAAAGGAAACCGCCAAAGTTGCCGACGTTATTGCGGAACTTACAGCCGCTCAGGCATTTGCTGCATTTATCCTTCGTTATATCGGACGTCGGCTGGTCATATTCATCCGCGACAGCCGGACCGTTATAACCGCACTCATCACCGCGATAGGTCCAGGTGCAGGTGTTGGCCAGCATGGTACGTCCCGGAAAAACAGCGCCATCCGTTTCCGTCGGCGTGGCCAGTACAAAAGAGGCACTGACTGCGCTCAGTTCGCTGCACTGCTCGATGCGCCAGCGGCTGATCACCTCCTGCTCCGGATCGGCGTTGCTGTTTCCGCTGACGAAGTTCACCGCATCCAGAAAACGGGCGTAAACCTTACGCCGGACTACCGTTCCGCCGACCAGACTCTGCATATCTTCCACCATACCGGTGACCATGCCGTACAGGTTAGAGACTGCCAGCGTGGGCCGCGTACTGGTGCCTTTGCCATTCAGTTCAAAACCGCTCCCCTGAATGGGGTATGCCTGATACTGTCGCCCCTGCCAGGTGACCGGCTCACCTTTTTCGTTCTGCTCATTACAGAAAAAATAACGTTCTCCACCAACCTCTGTCAGATCGATTTCCCAGAGCACCACGCTGGCCGACTGCTCCGCACGGGTGCATTCATTCAGTGTTTCCTGCCGGATATCCTGCATCAGTTCACCACCTGTTTAAACTCTGCGCTGAACTCAACACGTAACATACTGACCCGCGATGTCCATTTTGCGCAGGTCACCCTGATCTGCCGCCAGCCATAAGGCGGCGTCCACAGAAAGGCTTTCCAGCCCCCGTGCTCAGCCAGAAACGACTCCAGCGCCCTGGCCTCCTCGCGGGAGACAGAAAGCGTCACGCTGTACGTTTTCAGGTCAGCATTCAGCCCGGCAGGCGCACGCTGGGAATAGCCATCACCAAAGCGCACCTCCCTGACGGAAGGAGCCGATGTCACATCCATCCCGGGTTTCACTTTCCAGCGGAAGGTTTTCATCGTCCACCTCCGGAGAACAAGCCACCATCACGCATCTGTGCCTGAATTTCATCACGGGCACCCTTGCGGGCCATGTCATACACAGCCTTCAGCGCCTGTGGTCCAATCTGCCCGTTCGTGCCGTCGTTGTTAATCACCACATGGTTATTCTGCTCAAACTTCCCGGACGCCTGCGACCGGCTGTCCGCCAGACTGCCCGGTGTACCGACATAACCGCCGGTGGCATAGCCGCGCATAAGCCGGTAAAGATTCCCCACGCCAATCCGGCTGGTTGCCTCCTTCGTGAAGACAAACTCACCACGGTGAACAATCCCCGCTGGCTCATATTTGCCGCCGGTTCCCGTAAATCCTCCGGTCGCAAAATGGAATTTCGCCGCAGCTGCCTGAATGGCTGTACCGCCTGATGCGGATGCGCCGCCACCAACAGCCCCGCCAATGGCGCTACCGATACTCCCGACAATCCCCACCATTGCCTGCTTAAGCAGAATTTCTGTCATCATGGACAGCACGGAACGGGTGAAGCTGCGCCAGTTCTGCTCACTGCCGGTCAGCATCGCTGCCATATTCTGTGCAATACCGTCAAAGGTCTGCGTGGCCACGCTTTTAACCTGCGAAAAACTGTCCGTCGCACTTTCTGCCCACTCGCCCCAGCCGGGCATTTTCCCGGTCATTCCATGCGCCCTGAAGGTTGGCCCGGAAAGAAGAGGTTTTACCGCGGCGCTGGCTCCGGCTCTGGTACCACTGCCATTTTTTATCCGCCTCATCAAATGCCTTCTGCGCACTGGCGAGCATATCCGCTGAGGACTCAGGACGACCGATATCCAGAATGGCATCCCACATCGATTTGAATGCCTTCCCTGTTTTATCCGCCCAGGTCTCCAGTGTTCCCATGTTTTCTTTCAGGCGACGGGTCTGCTCATCAAAGCCTTTCGTGGCGATATCGTTCGCCGCCTGCAATGCCCCGGCCTCGTCTCCGGAACGCTGCAGCTGTGCAACATACGCAATCTGCTCTGCCGTCACGTTACGGAACTGGCGCGCCATCGCCATCAGTCCCGACGTCGGGTCGGTGGTCAGTTTTCCAAAAGCCTCTGCAACCTTGTCCACCTCCACACCGGATGCAGAAGCAAAACGCGCGACACTCTGGTTGATGGCATCAAACTGTTCACCACCACGCACACCGGCATTCACCAGGGCTGCCAGTGACTCACTCGCCTGGTTAAACGTCAGCCCTGCGGCCTGTCCGGCTCTGGAGAGCGTCAGCATGCGATCGGCAGTCAGTCCGGACTGATTACCGGAAAGAACCAGGGTTTTATTAAACGCTGAAAGCGTGGAATCCCCCTGGTACCAGGCGTACGCCAGCGCACCTGTCGCCACCGCCAGCGAGGTGACCCCGACCATCGGCAGGGTGATCGCACCGGCAAGCCCCCTGAACATGGGGATCATCCCGCCGAAGGAGTCCTTCACCTGACCGCCCTGTTGCAGCAGGATCAGCCAGGGATTCTGACCACCGGCAAGCTGCGTGGCGATATCCGTAAACTGTGCGGGCAGGGTTCGCATGGCCGCTTTATACTGCCCGACGGAAATCCCGGCTTTTTGTGCAGCCAGCGCCTGGACGACTCAGGTTCTGCTCAACAACACCGGCGGTTTTTCTGGCGTCAGTCTCCAGTCCGGAAAAATGACGCCTTACCCGGCTCATCTGCTCATCGAAACGGACCGCATCCAGACTCAGGTCAATAACAAGATCACCAACCGGCTGGGACATATCTCACACCTCCGGAAATCCCCGCTGAAGCCATCATTAATGCGACATCATCCTCGCTGACATCCGCCACATCCGCAGACGATAAAATCTCACGCCCTCCGTCCCCACCAAACCGGACGCCTCCGGCAAGTCCTGCCGCTTTCTGCATCAGCATTTTTTCCTCATCCGGCATCTCCGTCTGCGCTTCCTCACGCCGGGGGGCAAGCAGACTGAAATCAGAGGGATGCATATCCGGATCGCAAAAAAACAGGCTGAGTACGGCGTACGTCAGCCCGGAAAAATGCATATCCAGTTGGGTATCGAGAAAATAATGCGTACGGTAAAAATGTCGCCAGTCGGCATATTCGGTGGATGTCATCCCGGCAAGCATGGCGCGCCAGTCAGGCCTCCCCATCTCACGCGCCAGTCTGAGGGCAAAATTCAGCTCGCCGTCGAAGACTTTCCCGCAGAAAAATCATCATCAGTCAGCGCGTTATTTTTCGCCACTTCGGTGCTGTCAGTATCCGCATGAACAGCCCCGCTCATCCCGGACAGACGCAACACCACGTCTTCCGCCCGGGCAATGGCATCAGCAGGCCAGGTGGTGAGCACCTCCTGTTCGATCTGCATCACAGCCTCATTCATTGATGGTGACTCCGTTTTCTGTGGATGGTTATGCCACAGGGACATCGCCACCAGAAACGCGCCGGTTCTGACAAGGTCTTCCACGCTCACCTGCAGGTTACCGCTGGCTTCAGCCTGTTCTGCCCGTCGTTTCAGCAGGGCAAGATGCTCGATACGCTGCAGCGCAGACAGCTCGGAAAGCGTGACGGACACACCGTTATATTCAAATTGTTCGGTTTTCAGAAACATGTATGACCTCCGTTTACCCTGCAGCGCCCGCTTCAGTAACGGTGACTTCAGCTACCGTGGCAAACTGACCATTACCGGAAATCACGGGGATACTCACTTTTCCAGCCTTAACCCCCGTCACAGTGATCGCCATATCTTTCACAGCAATGGTTCCCGTTGACGGATCGGCGGAAACCGCTCTGAACGTTTTGTCGGTTGCACTTTCCGGCTCAAAAGAAACCGTCAGGGTTGTTGTTTTCCCTTTTGCCACCGTACCAGATGTCGGCGTCACCTTAATCGCAGTGACCGGCGTAATTTCGCTGCGTTCTTCCGCCACAGAAGGTTTGCCCACGTTGGTCACTTTCACCGTACGGGTGATCACTTCCTTCGCCGTTACGGCCTTACCGATACTGCTGACCCAGCCACGGAACACATCCACCGTGCCGTTCGGGAAACGGATTTTATAGGCCCGCACATCCCCGCTTTCAAACCAGCCTATAAGCCCTTTCTGACCTTCTTCTCCCGGTTTCCAGGCCAGCGTAAAACTGGTATCTCCTGCAGACTTCTGCCCCTGCCCGGTCGCAGTCCAGTCCGCGTCTTCATCATCCAGGTAGTTATCATCGTAGGGTTCTGCCGTCATCTCGCCCGGCGTCAGATCCTTTACCTGTGCCAGTCGCTGCCAGTTATCGTCTGACAACGGGTTTGCATAGGCATCACCCTGACCGTTATAAACCCACAGGGTGGTACCGGCACCTTTTACCGGTGCCAGAGGATTTGGTGTTGGCATATCGTCCTCACATCTCGTATGTAATGGAATAAGTCAAATCAGCAGAACTCCATAACGCCATATCGTCATCACGACGATACTCATAGCCCTGCGTAACCATCGTGGTAATCAGGCCTGACAGTGCCGGGATCGCACTCATCGCCGGATAAATCCGGCTTTCCATCCACGAATCCAGCTCTGAATCCGGCACCTGAGCAGGCAGGAAAACTTCAATATGCAGCTCCGCCTGCCAGGTATCGCTGTCCAGCGCTTCGCCCGTGTATTCAGCGCCGGTGAGATAAACAGCAATTGCCGGAAAATCCGCCTCATCAAAAACAGCGGGGCGACCATCAAACAGCGTCGCCCCGTGTTCATGCTGCTCGAGTGCATCCAGCACTGCAGCACGGATATCAGTATGTTTCATCGCTTTATCACAATCCTTAGTTGTTGTTTCAACGCATAGCCCAGTTCTTTTGGCAGACGTTCTCGCCGGATACGGTTAACGTTCTCATCAAAAGCCTGCTTCAGTGGGGCCGCCATCGGAATTTTAACCACCTGAATGGGAAGACGATTACGCTTTTTCCTTCCTTTATCGTCATTGCCCTTCGCATACCGGGCTTCTGGCAAACGTTGCATAACATGCCAGCGCCCATTATTTAATCGCTGGATGAATGCCCGCTGATAACGATGCTGACCGGCTTTAAGTATGCTGTTCGGACGATGACCAAGCATCCTGATCCCCAGCTTAATAGCAGGGAGATCACCGCGGTTAACGATAATTCTGGCATTCGGATTTCTGACCGTCGCCCGTTTCAGTCTGGACCGTTCCTTTACCAGTTTCCGGCTCACCCTGGTCTCCCGGGCAACCTGTGATGAAGACTGATTAATCGCCGTTGTAGCCACGCGGTTAATAGCCATTGCTGAAGCCGACGGAATGGCGTTTTTACGAACCCGGCTCAGATTTTCAATCGCCTGATCAAGCCCTTTTATCGCCATAATTCACCCTGCGTTTATCGTCGCCGGTTAACTGCGGGTGGTTGCCCACGGTTCAGCCAGAGATAACAACTGCCCCCGTCATCCGGAGAAACACGATCCACCCAGAACGTCTCACCATTAATGGTCAACGTGTCACCACGCCGCACGGCACGAACCGTATCCGTCCGCACAAATAATGACGGGCTGCTTCCTTCAATACGGATCCCACTACTGGCAAACCCCAGCGACTCCGGATCGTCAAAAACCCCCTGAACTTCGCCGCCACGCTGTGCACCGGAGGTGAACTGCGCACTGATGCCCATCACTTCAACAATCGTACTGTCCACCCCGGCAAGGGCGGCATCAAAGGCATTCTGAAAATCACGCATAAACAGCCATTCCACCATCAACGTGTGTTTTTGCATCTGAGGACATAATCAGAATCACCCGACCAACATCCGCAAGCTCAACGGATTCCCCCGTTTCACCATCAACGCCACAGAGATGGAGGCAGGTCAGAACTCTGATGCGCGTTAACGCGCCGGATGTTTCCTCACGAACATCATGAGCCGCGTTTTCCCTCTCCCGGATATCCATATTCATAACCTGTACATCATCGCCGGATGACTGCATTTCCTCTTCCCATTCTGCCACCCGCTGCGCTATCTCTGCGGCACTCCCGGATATATCCGGCTCACGCCCCAGAATCAGGGCCAGTTCATCAAGCCGTTTCAGATTTTGCTCTTTCGTTGCCATATCATCCCCCTGTGAAAAAAGACACGGGGGCATTTCGCCCCCGCTCACGGATTATTTCACCTGTACCACCACAAACTCATCCGGGTCCGGCAACACCATCAGCGGCGCGGACTGCGTCATGGTAAATTCACGGGCGGGATCCCCCACCGTCAGCCAGTGTTTCGGATAACGGGAAGAGGCCACCACACCTTCGGACAACGCCTGCGCATCCTGAATGGCACCATAGCAACGAATGCCCTCTGCTGCCGTATTCCCCAGGACCAGCGAGCCCTCAGGCAGATAACGTTTTTCGGTACCGTCCTCTGCCACATAAGACGTTTTTGCCACCACAATGGCCAGATCGCCGTAATACCCTTTGAAGGACACCACCGCGCCCAGGTCTTTCACCGCTGTTTCGAGTTGAGAATTTGAACCGCGACGGGTATCCAGTTTTTCGCGGAACAATTTAAAGCCATTCAGCAGACGCCAGACGGTACCGTCCATAATGGCAATATTCACAAGACCGCTGGCCTGGTCGCAGTAGAGGTCAAGATCATGTGTAGGATCGAACGTGTCACGATCCTGTTTTGACCACTCCTTACCACTACCCTGAGTGATGTTATTCTTCGTCGACCTGCCAAAATCGACCTCAATTTTCTCGAACTGGTCTCCTTCCATCGTGTATTTGCCATACAGCACGGCATTCACCGCCTGCATTTCTTCCACCTGGACAATGGCGTGCTCTTCCTGTTTGAGGTTATCAGTGATGATACGCAGACGACGGTAGGCCGGGTCGTTCAGCTGAGCCGGATCTTCACCGGGAAGACGCTCAACCGCCTGCTGGTAATTAAATTCGTGTTTCGGCTTGACGTAGCCCGGACGTAACACGCGGGTTTCACCACCACGATGACGCAGCACTTTTCCTTCAACAACCGGGGAAACATAGGCCGCCACCGGCGTTTTTCCGGTAATTTTGTCCAGCATCACCTCTTCGGTATGGAAATTCACCGTACGGCGGAAAAACAGCTCCAGAAACAGCGCACGAAATTTCACTTTTTGTTCGGTATAACCGAGTAACTGGCGGGTCGTAAACAATCCCATAAATCAGTTCCTTTCATTCAGAAATCAGTCAGGCCACCGCGGTGGCCTGATAACGTGTTACGGCAGCGCCGCGTGACTCAGGGCACTGCCGGCAAAGGCGTTGGCCTTTTTGTGTTCATCCACACTTTCAGGCCAGCGGATTGCCTCCGTCGCAAAGGTCCCCGACTTGTAATAGGTCAGCGCCGTCTCTGTGCCTTCAAGCGGCAGTACCAGTATGCCAACCGCACTACCGGCTTTTTGTCCGTCCCAGACCACCAGTTTCCCGGTGGCCTCATCCAGCATCAGGGGCGTCAGTGCCGGTGTTGCCGAGGAAATCCCGCTGCTGCCTGTGGCGGTATGAGCCGGATCATTACCGGCAAAAATACGTACTTCCGCACGCTGTTCAGTGATAGTTTTCGTCACCATATTGTAAAAACCTCCTGTTGATGGTCAGCACTGGCTTCATGGCATGGCCATGAGCATTTTCACGTCCGCATCACCGTCTGCTGACGTCTGTGGCACGCCACCCTGTACCGCTGCCGGTGAATGGTTCGCCATGATGCGTTCAAACATGGCGGTTGTGGATGCAGAGACCGGTTCTGCCTTACCTGATCCCGCAGCCAGCACAGCCCGGGCGCTCTCCACAGTCATTCCCGGGCAGGCAGCCAGCTGTTCAGCCTGCGCCTCAGCCCCTTTTGCCTCATCCAGTGCCATGATCTGATCACGGAGTGAGGGTCCGGCATCCGCCTGCGGTGAAGCAGCCAGGATCGGGCGGGCTTTTTCCACCGTCATCTCCGGCATCGCCGCCAGCGTTGCCGCCAGTTGTTCACGACCTTTCGCTTCTTCACACGCCATAATGCGATCGGCTTCACTCTGCGCGGATGCCACCGGCTGCTGTGGTGCCGCCGCGGCCAGAATCGCCCGGGCCTGTTCAACGCTCATGCCCTGTTGTCCTGCCAGCATCGTGGCAAGCTGTTCACGTCCTTTCGCTTCCTGGCATGTCAGGATCCCCATCACTCGCTGGTTCTCCTGCGCGGCGGCTTCCGTTGCAGTTAATTGCGGCATAGTGCCTCCTCTGACATTACTGTTCAGCGCCGTGGCCATCACACTGATGGCATCCGACGCATTGACTAATTCATCCGCCAGCCCGGCATCAATGCCGGACTGACCTTCAAAAACGGCGGCCTCTGTTCCCGTGACGGCATCAACAGACAGACCGGTAAACATCGCCACTTTTTCGGCAAACATCCGGCGCGCCGCATCAATGCGCTGCTGCATGTCCTGGCGAACCTCTGCCGGTAAGGCTTCAAACTGATTGCCATCCACCTTGTGCGTCCCTGAGTAAATCAGCGTGATATCCACACCGGCCTGCGCCAGATGACCGGCATAGCTGACATGGCTCATCATCACGCCAATGGAGCCGATACGGGATGTCTGGGTAACCAGCCGTCGGGAGCAGGCCGACGCCAGCAGCATGGCTGCAGAACAGGCCGTGTCATTGCACAGTGCCCAGACCGGCTTCTGCTGACGGAGGCGGTAAATCATGTCAGCGCAGTCAAACGCGCCGGCGGCCTGCCCGCCCGGACTGTCAATGTCCAGCAGTACGCCCCGCACCTGGCTATCCGCCATTGCCTGCTGAAGACAGGCGACAATACCGTCATAGCCTGTCATTCCGGAAAATGGCCGCATACCCCCCAGCCGGTGCACCAGCGTGCCGGTCACCGGCAGTACAGCAATACCGTTCACCACCCTGTAAACACGGGCCGGTCGTTTACCTCCGGCCATGTACTCGTCCGTTTCAGCCAGCATTCCGGGAGCATCAAACTGTACCTGCTGTTGTGGTACCGAAAGACTTGCTGCCCCCATCTCGCGCCCGAGCGCGCAAAAGAAAACCCGCGCATAGGCGGGCTCCAGAAGCAGCGGTTCATTGAATGCTGCGGCAATAATGTGTGAAAGATTACGTCTCACGGGGTGTTGTCTCCTCTTCCGGCCTGCGACTCTCCGCTATCTGCTGCTGATACGCCTGCGCTATCCACACCGGACGTGAGAGTCCGGCTTTTTGCCGCTCTGCAGATTCCCTGACCTGCTGGCGGAAAATGTCCTGATAATCCTCGCCCATCAGCGCCAGCTCTTTCTCATACGTGCTCAGTCCGGCCTCAATGCGCATCACCGATTCCTGAACCTCCTTGAGCCCGTCAATGGCCATTCTTCCGGCACCAATCCACTCTGCCCGTGACCAGGCTGATCGCGCCTGATAAAAATCAAAACGCGCCCGTGGCGGACGGATAATCCCCCGAAGAAGTGCCTCTTCCAGCCAGCAGGAAAACATCTGCGTGGCCAGCCGGGCCGCAATAAATTTTCGCCGCCCCATAAAATAGCGCCACGACTCATTGGCAGAGGCCCTGGCACTTGAATAACTGACCTTCGAGTAATCACGGGACAACTGTTCGTAGGAAACGCCAAGACCGGCGGCGATATACCGCAGCAGCGCCTGTTCAAGCGCAGAAAATCCATTGTCTGAATCCTGCGCAGTCTGTAGTTTCAGATCATCACCAGGGAAAAGGTGCGGAATTTTGACACCGCCCAGTGTCACGTTATTCGTGTCATACCAGCTGGAGAACTTCTCCAGAATATTAATAAGCGGATTATCCTTCTGCTCCTGTGGCGCGCCGGCGATATATTCAAAGGCCTTTTCGGTATCAAGTTCACTTTCAATCGTCGCTGCATACATGGCTTTCACAATGGCCGACTGAAGCTGTGTTGCCTGCAGGGAATCCAGCATCTTCAGCCGTTCCATGACGCTGTAAAACTGATTAGCCCCACGGGTCTGCCCGTCCTCCACCGGCTCGAAAATATGCAGCATGGCCGGACGCCCGGTGGGAAGTTCACGCGGGATCCGTTCCCATCGTCCACTCCCGGAGCGAGGAAAATCATCCTCACAGATATGGTACGCAACGGCACGGCCATATCGATCGACCTCCACCCCGGCCCGCAGAAAACGGTTCCCCATACCGTGTCCTGGCGTGTCCACCCGTTTCGGACTCACGGCTTTAAAACGCGTACGGAATAACTGCGTGGTTTCCGTATCCCAGACCGGCTGCACAAAGATTTCGCCGTTAAACGCATGAACGCCAACACCTTCACGGATAAACTCCGTAAATGTGCGTTTTCCTTCCACGTCGATCTCGCCAGACATCCCTTCTGCGTATTCCGACCAGGCCGCCTCCACCTCATCGACAAAGCTTTTTGCTGCGGTCTCCCGCATCCCCAGCCAGCGCCAGTTCGGACGGTAGCTGATCAGAAACATATGCCCGACAATGTGATCCTTATGCAGGGCCACCGCATTAGCCGCTATTCCGTTATTGCGCACCAGATCATCTGCCCGGGCATTCCCCAGACGCAACGCGGGCAGCAGGGCCGCATCGACACTCTGCGCCGGTGGCAACCACTCCGCCATTTGCCCGCCAAATCCTGCGCCGCCCCCGTTGTAGCTGAGACTCTCACGAAGCGGAACGCCGTTCACATCAATCAGGACAGGCGTTCGTTTCATAACCTCACTCCCAGCGGACGACGGCGACGTCGGGTTGTCCCCAGTACCGACTCCGCATCATTGATCGCCCGGTTAAGCTCATCCAGAGAAGCCGCCGTATATTCAATTCTGCGACCATCTTTCTGGACAGACACCACCCGTTTACCGGTTAATAAATCAAGGCGCGCCTGACGCAGCGCCTGCAGTTCAGCGACTGTAACCATTCACTCCTCCGGACAGCTTCGCTGCCAGTTCTTTCAGGGTTGGCCGGGTCGTCTCTTCTTCCCGGGATTTTGCCAGTACAGCCAGATCAAGCTGCCAGCGTTGCACGGACACACGTAATGCCGCGTAGGCATACACCAGGCAGTCCAGCGCTTCGTTACGCCGCTTTTTGTTATCCCACAGCAGACGCATCTTTCCTTTTTCCCACTTCTCCACCAGCTCTTCCGCCACCAGTTGCTGCGCCTCTGTCTGCGAAAAAATCTCCGGATCATCAGGAAAACGGATGGCATACGACGTGGCTTCATCCGCAGGCGTGGGATCGGCTTTCATACGGGCATAGAGAATTTCTTTTGCGGTATCCGTTCCCACTTCACACAGATACACGCCCCGCTGATTGCGGGTTTTTGGCATGGTGATCACCGGCTTGCCATAGACAGATGCGCCTTTTACCGGCAGCACCCGGAAAACACCGTGTTTTTTTGATCTCTGATAAACAATTTCACCATCGATCCCCCCGGTGTCCCAGCAGACACGGGAAATAGTCATTTCGGTGCCATCCGCATGGCGGTATTTTTTGTTGATCGCCGCATCCACACGTAACAGCGTCTCTTCCTCATCAGGACGCCCCATAATGATGATTTTATCCACCAGAAAGGCTTCCTCTCCCGGAGCCCATCCCCAGACATACATCTCAAAACGGTTTCGCTGCGAGTCAATGCCCGCCGTCAGATAAACCACCCGGGCAGGCACCGCCGCCGTGTAACGCACCACCTTATCCATCAGTACCTGGTGATCGAGTTTTTCGCCCACGGCCTCTTCCCAGGTCTCGCCCAGCGTGGTGTTCACAAAGGTTTTCAGGCCGTTGGGATCTTTCAGTGCATCCAGCCAGTCATAGACAATCTGTACCCAGGTGGTGAACGGACTGTACGCCGTCCAGATATGGAACATGATGGAGCGCGGCGGCGGAATTTCATCACCCCGGGCGCTGAAAAACGTCAGACCGTCACGGGTCCACATGCCCGTGTTTTCACAGATCCACCGCCCGTTGCTCTGGTCAAGCTCAGACTGATGGATCACGCAGCCATGATGTTCACAGAGGTAGAAAACACTTTCAGGGCTGTCCTTCTCCCATTTAAGCCCAAAAGGCGTGGACTCATCGCCAAATTTCAGATACTGCTCCTCCCCACAGTGCGGGCAGGGCACATAAAAACGCATAAAATGCGCCGACTCGTTAGCGGCTTTTTCGATCTGGCAGGTGCCTTTGATTTTAGGCGTCGAGCCGCGAATGGATTTTGGCCACACCGACCCCTCAATACGCTTATCCCCCAGCAGGGTTGGCGAGCCCTCTTTTTCAACATCCGGCTCGAACGAGGAAAGCTCGTCATAGCAGACCACGTCCACGGATTTTTCACGGTAGTTTTTGGCGGCTGCACCGCCCAGGCACCAGAAACCGACGCCCGATGAAAAGCGTTTCAGCGTGAGAGTATTGTCACGATGTTTACGACCCAGCCATGGGGAAAGGTCTTTCAGGCATGGCACGTTCCGAATCGTCGCCTCCACGTGAGACTTCATAAAATCTTCAGCGGCAGAATCCGTGGGCTGAAAAAGCAGACTGTTTCGGGATTTATGCTCAATAAAATACCCGACCACCCCCAGCAACATCTTTGTATAGCCAACACGGGCAGATTTAATCAGGTTAACCGTGCGAACCTGGTCGTTACCCATACAGTTCATAATGGCGATCTGGAATGGCAGCGTTTTCCATTCTCCCTCACCATATGAAGATTCTTTAGGCAGATAATAATTTTGATCAGCCCATTCAACTGCCGTCATTGGTACAACCCTGACCAGAGGCTGCAGCGCAACCGAAACGGCAGCCATCATATTATTCAGTTGTTGCTCTGATATATTCATCGAGTAAATCCGGTAATTTATCCCCTGCCCGCGCACACTGATTTGCCCCCTTCGCAATAAGGGTTTTCAGATGGTCAAGATGGCGCGGTGTTAAATCAGGAAACTGTCGCTGCATGGATAAAGGGATGGAATCAAGCGTACTGGATAACGCCATTGCCAGCTTACTGAGGGCAAAAATACAGAACCCGGTGTCAATAAGTTTTCCTTTTGACACCTCATTTTTTAACTGCTGTGTAACAGCCTGTTCTGCTGTCAGTTCCCATCTGGCAATAAGCAATTTCTCCTCATAGTCGTCTTCGCTATCGCCATCAGGCACATCGTTTTTACTTCTCCTCAGATACGATATGTAAAAATCGCGCCAGGCATCCAGATCCAGTTGCCCTCGCTTATTCGATATCGGGGCACCCGGCAATTTCTGCAATCTGCGAAGCTGGCGATCGGTCAGACTTAAATGCCTGGCAACTTCAGTCTGCGTAGCCACTCCTCACCTCGCAAAAACTCTCACCTCACAATCACAACAAAACCGGTCATGTCCGGTTTACATGTCTGTTTTTTGTTCATGTCCGGTTCACAGAAGACCTGTTTTTATATTTTTCATATAGTTAACTTGAAGAGAAACCGGACATGGATCCCGGAAAATTTTCATAAATAGCGAAAACCCGCGAGGTCGCCGCCCCGTAACCTGTCGGATCGCCGGAAAGGACCCACGAAAATGATAATAATTATCATCTACATGAGGTTTATCACGACATGTGTGTACGCCATCAAACCACGAGAAATAATCAATTATTACGCAGGTATCGTATTAATTGATCTGCATCAAATTAGCGTAAAAGCAACTTCAGATAATACAAATCAGCAACACTGAATACGGGGCAACATTATGTCATCAAAGAACAGAACCCGCAGAACAACAACCCGCAACATCCGATTTCCAAACCAGATAATTGAACAAATTAACATCGCTCTTGACCTGAAAGGTTCAGGTAATTTTTCAGCGTGGGTTATTGAAGCCTGCAGAAGAAGATTAATTAATGAAAAATATTCTCAATTTGTACCCAACAAAGACAAACACGACCAGAGCACCTGTTCAGACAGGTTTACTTAAACGACTTATATATGACACAAAAAGCGACCACTAAAGTCGCTTTTTCTTATGGTAACAGGCAATAACTCTCTCAGATATTTTTTAGCATTTTTTTGACCGCGCGTTTCCGGACGTATTCTGTTCTCCTGTCCCTTTATATCGTCGGAATACCCGCCGCTCTTCAAATCCCATTCCCAACTCAGAATGTAGTCTGTTGACCGCTTGTTTTATTTCGGTCAGGTTCACCGGTGAAACCGGAGTCCGGCGCGCCTTACGCAAACACTCTGCTCGTTTCTGTGCCGCCACTTTTCTTTTCTGGTCATCACTTAGCTGTACCATCACTTTTGCCCATCGTTCAGCTGCTCTCCGGTACAGTCCTTTTTTCTCCAGACATTCTGCCACGTGATCATGTAGCATAAGTGACCTCCGATTATCTACAGACTGCCATCCTGAATTTACCTTCCCTTAATGAAATAACAATAAAAAACAAACCACGCAAAAACAATAAAACAACACACAAAAAAAACTAAATAATAAACAAAAATAATCACCTTATTTTATTATTTTTTGAGGGAGCAATTACTGAACAAAAAACGCTGACTATATACTCAAAACCAAACAACTATTCTGCCAATCAGGTATCATGGCAACACACGGAATTACCGTGTTTTTGCCTTCTCTGCCCATACAATACGGGCATATACTTCATTCTCTATTGTAATATTTCTATCCATGTGCCCCACTCCATTTACCTGTAAATAATATTCAAAATATTTATCACAGAAATCGTTTTTGGCCATGAACTGAGCACACTATAAAGTCCGGAACTGACTCTTTGTTAAATTACCTTAACGTTACCAGTAACACCTTCATAACAAAACATCACGGTATACACTGGGTACGGATATATTCCTGTGCTCCTTCCAGTTGCTTCTGCATTGCCATCAGCCGTTCTCTGAGGATGAAATAATCCCGTTCAGCGGTGTCTGCCAGTCGGGGGCCGGTTGCATTATCCACGCCGGAGGTGCCGGTGGCTTCACGCACGGTACCGGAGCAGGTGGCGTTGATCCGCAGGCGCTTACGACCAGCGGCAACATCAGCACGCAGAGTTTCATTTTCAGCTCTCGCATCGGCTAATTCCCTCGAGTATCTGGCATCAAGTGCAGCGACATCACGCTGGCGTATCTGCATATCAGTAATTGTCGCGTTCGCCAGCTCCAGCTCACTGGCTTTTTTATCGCGCTGCTCTTTGTAGATGATGGCGTGATCACGGTAATGATTCAGCCCCAGACTAAGCGCACCACAGGCCACCAGCAGGACAATGATAACCACGCACAGAACACGGTTCATATCACCACCAACGGATTGCCCAGACCAGAACAGCAATGGCCACAATACGAATGGCAAAAGCTGCCGCTCTTGTTAAATCCAGACTGGCTGGCGTCTCCACTTCAATGCCTTTCATAATGGACAACCTCAGAAAGAATCTTTTATACTTCCTCACAGGGAAAGTACCTCCCTACCCATAATTTCTCCCTTGCCTTACTCAAGGTCAGAAAACACAAAACCCCGCTTGCTGCCAACAAACGGGGTTTTTACTTTTATTCACTTAGGTTTTACCAGTTTTCAGGATTTCGTGTTATCCACCCGCGTTGGCCAACGTCATTTTTCAGGAAAATATTCTGCTATCTGTCGATGTCCCAGCACGCCAGCGCGCTCTCCTGGTCACGCCGTGAGACCTGACCGTAGCAATTATTTGAACGGATACGGCAGTCTCTGCCACCGTCCTTAATCCACCAGCGAATCGCCTCACAGGCACCTTTTCGATCGCCTGCATTAATTCGTTTATAAAACGTCGACGGGAAGCACTTACCGGGGCCAATGTTGTACGGACAGAATGACGCGATCCCCGCTTTCTGGGGTTCGGTCAGCGGCACCCGGATGTTTTTCTCCACCCATGCCAGCGCCTTGTCACGTTCGATGGCATTAACCCGGTCGCATTTTTCCTTTGACAGCTTCATGCCAGGAATAACAGGCTTACCATCCACCAGAATGGCACCACGGCAGATGGTCCAGATCCCCGCACCATCACGGTATGCCGTGGTGTGGTTACCTTCCTTTTCATCCAGAAACTGGTCGAGGATTTCAGGCGCAGAAGCACCTGCACCAATCAGCGCCAGAACGGCAGCCGACAGGCCGTATTTTATTTTTTCGTTCATGGGGATTTATCGATTTCTAATCCCTTGATATGTTAGGTATATAATCCAACACTCATGGTCGCTCTCATAAACATATCCCTTGAGACGCAGCAGATTACAACAAATGAAGCCATATAAATGAACAGTAAAGAAAGTTTGCGCAGAAGATTTTTACAACTAATGACAGAAAACGTTAAATCAGAGTTACTTCTTCTGATGGCAGATAATAACGAAGCAACAAGCAGCATTCTTGCAGACCCTTACGGTAAGATCTCACATAAAACGCTGGATATTATTACCACAACATTAACACCGCTGATGCTTCAACGGCTGAAACATAATATCAACGCATGGGTTAATGAAGAATTAAGTCCTCCCTGCTTATGGGATTCTCGTTACGCATGTCAGCAAAAAATGCGAATTTTCAACTTACTATCACCAAAGCTCAGGTAGCCATAAAATCCTGCCCTTCATGGCATACAGGATTTCAATGGAATCACAATGACCAACTCTTGCACAGCTGTATCCCTGACTCCCCGACAACTCAGATTTTCAGTATCTGCTGCTATCTAAAGAGAAAGCGCACAAATGCAAGGGTCTTTCATCACGTCCTGTTATTGATTGCCTGTGACCTTTTCTCACCTCATGGAACGTTTTTTCAGTTAGAAATATTCATTTTACAACCAGTTCGTATTGTTTATTCATCGACTACTCTCCCCGCGCCACCTTACGCTTATCTTCTTTAATCTTGAAATAAAGGTTAGTCAGATACGTCAGCAGGCCAAACAGCAGACTCCCCAGCACACCTATTGCCACCCACTGGGACGGAGAGACTTTGTCCAGCAGTTGCAGTAACCAGTATCCCGTCCCTACCGCTGACGTGGTGTATGACACACCTGTTGTGATTTTTTCCATCTGATGTATGTCTCCGTCACCGCCGACAGAAAATGAAAGTAAAGGAAAACAAAAAGCCGCCAGTGTCACCCACTGACGGCCAACTCCGGGAGCCGTGATTATGGCATTCAGGCTCTGCTAAAAATGCCAGATAACATTCCGCCCCCCCTGGTTCAGGTTATAAATGACACAATATCTTGACAACATCCGTCACTGTCTGTCAGAAAATGTACTGCCAAATATAAGTATCATGTGAAGTACATCTACCCGTTTTAGCCAGCGTCCTTCAGAGTGGGCGCTGGCTTTTTTTATTATGCTGCCGGTGCATTTATCTCCAGCACCAGACTTTCTATCTCAACGCCATACGCTGCATTTTTTGTAACATCCGTCAGCGTCAGCGCATTCAGTCCCAGTGTCAGACTGTCTTTTATAACCTGGAATGCCGGGCCAGCCACTCCATTCAGTTTCGGAGTAACCGTGGCACTGCCGGCGGTGAACACCAGCTCCAGCGTCTGCCAGTCGTTACCGTAATCGCCGAACTCCCCCAGCTTCGTGTTTCCGGCTTTCCTGTGATGCATCAGATTCACTCTGCCGTCAGTGGTCTGAGTGAAGTACGACATCAGGAACGGATTACCGGTACCCGTCATCGCCACACCATCAGGAACGGGAGCATCCGTATACAGATAAATCCCCAGCCCGAACTGATTGTTGGTCAGTGCGCCTGACAGGCGGAACTTACAGGTCAGTCTGCCGCCCTGTGTCAGCAGGGTAATTGCGTCATCCACCGGATGCGTCAGGGACCAGGTTTTATTGCTCTGCTTGGTGATCTTAAATACACCATCTGACAACTGAATTCCGCCATCCTTAATGCTCCAGCCCTGCGCAGCAGCCTCTCCGGCTGCCGGCAGCAGGGAGATTGTGCGAACGGACGTATCTGCAGACGGACCCGATGGCGTGTTGCCGCCGGGCGAGGGTTTGATTTCCGGTGCCTTACCACTGATGAAGGCTGAGGTGCGCCCGGCTGCGTTCAGAATAGCGGTTGCCAGACGATCCGGAATAATGCTCCTGCGCGCCCATGAACTGAAATGTGTCGGGCGGTTTGATGATACCTGGTTTCCATTCGTTCTCGATGCCGCACCGTAATATCCTGATGCCGGAATATCCGGATCTTCTGCCGGCGCGTTAGTGGCGGTATTGACGCCGTTACCGTCTGTCATGAAGGGCACAAAATAAACGCCCTCACTCTCCCTGTTTTTATACCCGCCGTACACGGTGTCGTATTGGGTAGCGTATGTATTTTTCCAGTAATACGTCGTGTCACCACAAATCCACGGCACATCTGCAGCGCTGCCACCATGGCACTGCGCGTTAAACACGGAGAGGTCAGCACGAAACTGTGTCAGCATGGCTGTAAACAGCGCAGGTTGCTGTGCGTGGGTGGCGGCGCTCATGTCAAACTCACCCTGCATCCAGCAGACGGCCAGCAGAACGTTTTTGGGATTTTTCTGCAATGCCGCTTTTGTGCGGGAAATCAGATCCTGATATAACGGCTTGCCCACCCCCCAGCGTGCCGAATCCTGACTGGCCCCCGTGGACTCGCTGAATGTCCCCTCCGCGCCCTGGGTAAATGCCGAACCACCACGACAGCATGGTACCAGCAGGATCCCCGCGTTATTCGGGATATACGGGAGCAGTTTTTTGGCAATATGTAAACCCTGGCCGACACAGCCGTACTGCCCTTTGCTCAGGTCAGCCCTCGGATGATTCAGCGTACTCATATCCTGCACATCATGCAGACAGTGGTCAGCCGGAATAATATCGTTATATCTGCAGGCAGCCCCGCCCGGCGTCACTGTACTGCGGCGCGCCAGCTGTTTAATGCGCGGATCCGGAGCATCGTATGAATCCGGCAGCGGAAGCCCTTCACCGTAAGCCATGGCATTGGACTGCCCGGCCAGTACGATGACGTAGTACCAATCCGGCTCAGATGAAGGGCCGACCTGTGGCTCTCCTTCAATAGCCACCGCCTGCATCAGTGTGTACGGCGTAATGGCAACCGGTCCGCCATATGGCTGCCAGCCCTCTTTCAGTTTGTGTGTCAGCTTTTCCGCAAGGTCTGACGGCGACGCCGCCCTGACAACATCATAATGTTTAATCGACATCGAATTTCTCCCGTGTAGAGGAACAGAGTTAAAAAGCCGGAAGCGGAATCAAATCACAGGATGACCATCTGCCAGTGGCTGGTCGTAAAAAAAAGGCCGCGCCATGCGCAGCCGAAAATAAAGGGATAACGATGATAGTTTGAGAAAAACAGAAATAACACTTTTGTGGCAAAGCATGGTGCCGGGTGCCTCCCGGTGAATTCAGTATCAGCACCTGAATCCGCGATTACCCCATATTCCTTCTTGCTGATTGCCCCACCGCACAGGGGGATTCACCATGCAGAAGTGTTTTTAATAAACAGCAAACAAAAAAATCAAGCATTATGCAGGCTGTTTCTTTTTATCACCGGCCACAGCAATACCATAATGCCGCAGACCAGCACCCCATCCGCCAGCACCGACATGATTCTGCTGGTGAAATCCACCATCACCACCAGAAACAGCAGGAGTGCAGCCACAGTCAGGCGCAGTTTTACCGTCACAGGTAATTCTCCAGACGAAGACCCAGAACACCGGCAATCTCTTCCAGCACCTTGCGCTCTTCCGGCTCAATTTCGCCGTCTGCCTCCGCAATGGCCACCGCCACATCCAGCACATCTTCCGCTTCACGCGTATCGTGTTTCACATCCTCGATCTCACGTAACGCCGCACGACGACCAGTTTTAAAGTTCGTATCCAGCTGACCGATAATGGTTGCGCTAATCGCATTAATTTCTGACGTAAACGCGTACAGCGCAGGCTGATTACGCAGTACCTGTTCGATCTTCGCTTTCTAGGAAGCCTCACATTCACCATCTGCACAGGCCACCAGGTATGCGGCGTTAATCACCACCTGTGCCAGATCGCGTTTTTCAAACTTTTTAATTTCCGTTGCCGCTCTGCGGGCTTTTTTTACCAAAAATACCAAACATCGTGACGTTCCTTTGGGTGGGTGAGCCAACGCCCGGGAGCGATCTGCCCACAGAGAAAGTCACACTGACCACTCCATAAGCTCCCCCCGAAAGGCTCTGTGGTTGGTATGCGCCGGGCGTGGTGCGGATACAAAAAAGGTCCGCAAAAGCGAGCGAGGGAAAATAAGTGTGGTGCGTTGTACTGGGTTCGAACCAGTGACCGATTGCTTAGAAGGCAATTGCTCTGTCCGGCTGAGCTAAAAACGCAGAATACCGATAATGGACCGCCATCGGAGACTCGAACCCCGCGAAACCAGCTTCGAAGGCTGGCGTTCTATCCCGATGAGCTAATGGCGGTATGTGATGGTGGCCCTTGCTGGATTTGAACCAGCGGCCTGGCGATTATGAGTCGCTCGCTCTCACCACTGAGCTAAAGGGCCGGGCGCAGGATAATAACGTTACGAAATCAATGTTGCAAGCATTCAAGAATCACCTGGTTAAAAATTACCCTTGCTTCCTCCACCAGCGCATTCACCATGTCTATCCGAGATAAGTGGCACAAAAAAACCCGCTTGTGGGCGGGTTTTGTTTGCTTTTGCCATCACGTACAAAATCGGCAAAATATCAGATTTGCATGAAATATATGCCTTTCAATCTACTTTTGCAACACTTTGCTTTGAAAATGCCGCCTTTTGTTTTGAACGCGTTCTCATTACAAACAATAAAGCCTCACTATCCAGTCGGTGAAAAATGTGTTTCATTGCAACCCAGTGACGAGTAAATGTTTTGGACCAGTTTTTAGTTGTCACTCCCACCAGTAATGCCAGCTCCTTGTATTCATAACCTTCCCCACCAAAAAGTTCTGCTTTTACTGCCTGCGCCGCCAGCCAGATTAATTTTTTCAGGCGTTCCTGCGTTTTCCCTGCAATTTTTCTGGTACCGGATTGAGTATTAAATTCATTCCACGCCCACTGTGTTATCGCGATCTGATATTCCCAACAAATACTCCCGCTGTAACACCACAACAACCAGGCTTTATGATGTTCTTCAAGAGACAGAACAGCCCGCCGCCACGATGATGTCGAAAACTCAATCGGACTGACCAGAGGAATTGACGTCCCCTTCGCCAGCGATTGCTTTCCCGGGATTGGTGGATTATCCCGCGTTATCATTTTTCCAGTCACTTCATCGCGGTACCGGATTTTTTTACGCCTGTAACGCCCTGTATCGAACATGGCATTCTCCTGCCAGGCTTCAAGCTGACCTTTTGTTGCCCCACTCAAATCAGCGGTGGCGATAATGAGCTGCTCACGCACAAACTGTAAATACTGGTTATTCATGCGCACCCCAGTTCTGTGATTTTTATCCCCAACCGCCCACCAGGAACAAGCTGACCGCGCACAATATTAATTTCATCAAACTGCTCGTCGTCTATGAGCAGCCCCGCATGCGTCAGTGCATCCAGTGGTGCCTTCAGGATATTGTCCAGGTCACGACGGCGCTTATCCGGTGGCTCTGCAATAATTTTTATTGCCAGCCTTCCGGACAGGTTTAATTTCAGTTGCTGCTGGCGAACAATAAGCGCCACATCACGGCGATAACGCTCACCGACTTTTGATACAAAATATGTGCTGCCACGACGCCGCCAGTAGGTGTTCACCGTTGGCGGGTAAGGCAAAACAAACTCTATACGCATCAGTAACCTCTTTTACCCGAGCACGCCGGTTGCAAAGGCGTGATCAAGAAAACGAAAAATTAAATCAATCTGGGAACCATGCTTTTCTTCGAACGCCAGCGGATCCGCATGAAGCTCGTTGTGATGCTCCCGACACAGCGGTAGCGTGAAAATATCGTGGGATTTTGTTCCCATCCCTCCCTGACCGTGACCAATCAGGTGATGGGGATCGTCGGCTGGCTGACCACAACACGCACACGGCTGTGTCTTCACCCAGCTCGTATATTTCTCATTTACCCAACGGCGACGTTTAGGTCGCCTCATGAAAGATTCCGGAGACTCCGGATCAACGGTAATGCTGACCACCGCCTTTTCCTGTGCTGGGTTCTGTGGCTGGTGGGTGTGAAGCAACGGCGCAAGATTTTTTGTGCGCTGCTTCAGTATGCTGGTGGCGGTCTGCTCTCCCGGTACGATGTCGCTTTCGCGGTACAAGGAGCGGATTTTTTCCGCACGCAACCCCAGTGAACGACGTAATACAGCTTCCGGTAGCGCGTCCGCCACCTGATTGCGGACCGCCCACCAGGATAATTCAGCCAGAGATAATTCCCGCTCCTGTGTGCCATTCATTGCATGGCGTATGACGTCAATCATCCATGCTGACAGGTTTTGATGAGCAAGTTGCCCGAGTGATTCAGAGGTCTGGTCACGCAGCTGGTTGTCGCAGTGCCAGCACAACACCATCGCGCCGGTACCGTAACGATGTATGACGGTTTCACTGTGATGATAGTCACCATGAGGCCACTGGCAGGATTTGACATGACGCAACAGCCAGTCAGACAGTGCACCAGCGCCGCCAGCAGCACGAATCACCCGCTCATCGCTGAAAAATGGCAGTAATGATTTATCCTCCGCCAGCGGCTGGCGAACGGCAGGAACGACTCCGGACGGCAGACCGCGCATGCTTTTTGGTTCCGGCTCCACCAGCACTCGAGGGTTATGAAATACCTGCATGGATTCACGGCCCGGCTTAAGGACCACCAGCCCAAGTTCCGGTACCGGAACAGGTCGAAGTAATACCCGCACGTTACCTCCAGATGCGTTGCTGGAATGTGCGGGACGGACGCGGTGGGCGTTCGGAATAAGGGAGCCTGACGTAGATTATCCAGTGACGATAATCGAGGCTGAGGGCTTTCCTAAACTCATACCCACGCCTGCGGTAGTTCTGAATCAGCCATTCGGCCTGTTCTTCAGTGCATGGGTCATGCTGGTACCAGTCATATTTGAATGCATGAGAACGCCGCCCGTGCCTGCTGGCAAAGACGGCTGAATTATCAGAATTGTGTGGTCTGGAATTTTGCGCCATCGGTTTTCTCCGGTGGCACAGTGTTACTCAACAGGGGTTCAGCCCTGTGCTGAATTGTAGATGAATTTACTCATCTTCAAAAGCAGAAAAACCAGCCTTAAGCCCAGCTTCTTTCAGAGACTGCAATGATGTGACAAATTCATTTTCACGCAAAATAAAACCATCTGTCACAAGTTCATCCACAAAATAAATTAACGCAGCTCCACTCTTCCTTTGTTTAGATTGTAAACATTTAATACGGCAGTGACTGACAATAGCACCATTCTCAACGCGCACAGTATAGAGGCCATCTTCAGTAAAAATTTCACGTAATTCTTCGATTTTCATCAACAGAATCCTTCCAGATAAATAGCACTCCCCTGTTCGGGGTCCATCCCTCTTATCCCTGCGCGCTACTTAAGTATTTTTGATTCTATTCCGGCACCGCCCAGAACTTCAAACGCGTTGAAAATAAAAACAAAAACCCGCCGAAGCGGGTTAAATGCGGGTGCGTTGAGAATGCCTGACACATCAGAGGTGGCGAGGGATTTCTCCCCCGCCGGGTCTCTTACTCCTCAGATTCGTAAGCTGTGAAGACAGCGACCTCCGTCTGGCCGGTTCGGATTCGTACCTCGCAGAGGTCTTTCCTCGTTACCAGTGCCGTCACTATGACGGTTAAACAGATGACGATCAGGGCGATTAACATCGCCTTTTGCTGCTTCATAGCCTGCTTCTCCTTGCCTTTCGGCACGTAAGAGGCTAACCTACGTGTGTAGAGCATAGATATGGCCTCAGATTAATGTTAAGCGTCTTGCCGGACGCGTAATGTTAACTGGGGCTTTTCTCTATCTGCCTTTGGTGTTGATGCCCGAGGCAGATAGCCTCAAGCACCCGCAGCAATTCTACTTAACTACCGTTACCTCGCCAATATGAAATCAATCAGAAAGGTGATCCATAAGAACAACAGCAAGACAATAAATTGCCATTACAGCAGCAATAGCCAGCGCACATTTGAGAACCAGCACCACAACCTCCTGTATTGGACGTACACCAGTCCTGATAAATATGAGGCTGTCTCGTCAGTGATTCAATACAACTACTGGGTATAGTTTCTATGATTTTGTTCTGTGGAAATGGAAAACAGCAACCAGTCACCACCAGCACTTCTTTAAACATGCCAAGTCACACGCAAGCCAACATTATAGTTCCCTTTGAGCGAGCAGATGAAGCTAGCAAAAATATTGATCACTTAGGATGCATTACTAACGTTGCTATGTGTTAACGAACAGGGAGTGGGTCATCAGCATAAATATTTATGCAGTAGGTTTCTTTTAGGACTAGATTAATCAAAAACATTTAGATAAAATTATAAAATCAAGAAATTGGTGGCAATTAATCTTTAATTGTGCCAGCTGAATTTCGTTATTATAGAAGATTAGCTTTTTTTTGAGTGTTTGGAGAGTAAAATGTTAGAACCACCAAAGAGTTATAATGAAATGTTGCCTATGCTCCATAAGGCGACTTTTATTACTACATTTATATTTTACCTATCATTAGTCATTTATGGCTACATGCCATTGGTTGGCATTAATGCCAAGTATATCCCCCCCGTTAAAGACTACGAGGAATTTATTAAATGGATATTAACCTTTGGCATATTACCAATTGCATCTTCAGTTTTTTGGTCAGTAATTAGTGGAGCTTTAGATCTACATAATAATGTAGCAAAAATTATTGGAATAAGGAAGATGTGGGATAGTCATTTAATTATTAAACCATTAGCAAAAATTGCAGGCGTTACGAGAAAATTAACTACTGATGAATCTCACAAGGTAATGAGTAAACTGTATTACCCAGAAGTTAAAGAGTTAAAAGACAAACATTACGTTGAACTTTTCTGGAACAAAGTTTATTACTTTTGGGTTTTCTTTGAACATACAGTAATCGCATTTGTTACTATTTTAATAATAAGTATCGCCAAATTAACAAATATATTCTCTGTTACTGGCTCTTTAATTAATCTTTGGTTGTGGATTATTTCTCTTGTCGCATTTGACTTCCTTATTTTCATAGCATCAGTTAAACCAAGAACAGAAAGCCAAGTAAGACAAATACCTGATAGCAAAATAAAAGAATTCTTTAACAATAACAATATTTTTTAAACGAGGTTGATTTTGAATTACAAAATAAATGGAATAAACATACGTTCAGAAAATGCAGCGAAACCGCACACTATGCCATCTAACTATCTCTGTAAACAGATTGAAAGCACTAATAAAAATGGCAATGCCCTTGATTTTGGATGTGGAAAACTTAGATATTCAGAACAATTAGTAAATAAATTTGAAACTGTGACATTTTTAGATTCCAGAAGACAACTAGAAAGAGTGCAAATTATCAGAGGTGTACAAACCACGATTCCAGATTACGTGATAAATAACTATAAGAATGCTAATATTGTTTCTTATGAAAATATAGATAAAATAACAAATCATTATGATTTCATACTTTGCGCAAACGTGCTTTCCGCAATTCCATGTGAATCCACAATTCACAAAGTCCTCAGTGCGATTAGAGAATTATTAAAGAGTGATGGTGAAGCACTGATTGTCAATCAATACAAAAGTTCTTATTTCAAGAGGTACGAGAGCGGTATTAAACATTTGCATGGGTATATATACCAAAACTCTCGCAATGCTTTCTACTATGGTTTATTAGATGTGGATACTGTAAGTAAAATATGCTCAGATAATAATTTAGAAATAATAAAATCATGGAGCAAAGCAGGTAGTTCATATGTGGTTGTTGGTAAACATATACATATTTAGTTTATTTCAACAAATTATTAGAAAGAGTGATTTGCTTGTTAATTATTAGCTCGGCAGTGCCGGATCAACATGACCCTGCCACTTAGGCCATTGCCGGTTTACCTACTTTTGTAAGGTTCAGCATGAAGTTTTTATATACTCTTCCTAATATCAATAGTGATGCTCGCTTATGTTAGCTGCTTCTTGTACATAGTAGCCTTCTCCGACAGTACTGCAATGAGCGGAGAGTAAAAGTCGATAAACAATAAGGAGGTTCACAATAAATATTTCTCGGTGAAACTTTCAAAGCATTCTCTGTTTTGCTAAATCGACAATTATAAATCAACAACATTTAGTGTTATATCAATATTATTTAGCCTTGCAATCTCTGATGAATCACTTGCTATTTTAGCTTTTAATTTATCAATATTAATCATATCTTCATGGCTTATATAAACCATATCACCTTGGTTAACTTTAGATTTGTTCACTATGGCTTGAATAACAGACAAATCATCCATTACACCTCTCATAAATTTCACCATGCTTTGATCTTTGAAGTCAGATATCGATTTTGAACGTTGCTTACGTTGAATTGTTCCTTTTGTAATTACTTCATTAATTTCTTTTAAACCAGTGAGCATATCAGACAGACTGCCTTCGCAACTCATCCGATGTTTTATTGCATTGCGATTAATAATATTGAGTATAATTTCGAGTGAATCTTTATCACTCCATGGATGTAATGATGTATAATCATGATGGCGTCGAATGGCGTCAATCATATCCTGGACCATATCTTCATCTGCTTTATCGCAAAGTTCATTCACGAAATAGCTGGGGTCGATTATTTTACAATAACTTGGAGTTAGGTATCTTGAGGCTTTACAAAAACCAAAAATATATAAAGTAGAGTATTTATCTTTCAGACTCTCTCCTATTTCATTTATTTTCTCAAAAGATTCGATAGTTTTTTTAATTTTTGCTGGACTTGCATTCGTAGTAACTTGAACTGCTATCATGTTTTTATTATCAGCTAAATCAATGGCGGGAAAATTAACTTTAATCTGATTCATGTTTACCAGTTCACCCATTTTCAGCGCGCGAAACATAAAGATGGTCAATGACTCAATTATTCTTTCCATGTCATGAAAGCCTGCCTGTTTGCGTTGCGCGATATAAAGCTGGAGTAGTGCAATATCACTCTGTAAGTTTCTAATAAGTGGATCAATCATAGCTAATAATCCTTTTCAATGAAGCTGGAGGTGTGTTTAACTATTAGTTAAATTTCTATTTTTATAGAAACAAGCTTTACAACTTCATCAAAGTTTCTCAAATCCTAATCCACTTTGCAAATCCACTAACCATGCTGAATGCTTTCTGTTGTTAAACATATCCGCTGCTGGCACCAAGCAGACAAACACACTAACTCTACCCTACTCCACAAAAGAGCCAATCAATATCTGAACTAATAAACTTTAATCTCATCACTTCAATAAATATCGAGCATTTCCCTGATAGAATGCTAGTATGCGCTGCATAACTTCACTCTTCCGGCACTCGCGACAGATTATGTTCTGACGCCTGTCGTAGCGACGTATTTCTCCGTCAGGTAATGACCAGATAAGGTCCGGATCAACCGCAGATGGTTCCTTCAGCTTTGCCCTTGAGAGCTTTTTACGGGCATTTTGCCAGTCCTTACGCGCCTGTTCAGACGGGAATAACCCGTAACCAGAGTTGTATACATCGCCGCTGGCAACCAGCTCTCTTGCGAGAACGCTCATCAGATATCTTGTCGCACCTGTCTTGACTTCCAGTTGCCGTAACGTCTCACGCCCACTCCGGCGTACGAGTTCAACAACCTGCCCTTTAATTTTTTCCCGCTCTTCTTGTGTAAAAACTTTTGCCACAAGCCCTCCTGAAAATTACCTCATGACCAGAAATTAACACTTACCCCCTGAAGCCCGGCGGAATTTCGGTATCCGGCTCAGAAATATGATTCACACAACGCTGTACAGACGAACGCCCCAGGCGGATAACCAGTTCATCCCATTTTTCGCGAAGCTTTGACGGACTCATGATATTTTTTACCCAGAATGGATCCCGCTGCACCCGACCAAACATTTCACAAATTTGTCTGTGAGTTCTGCCATCCAGCATCCGCATTGTGCGCACGTCGTTGGCCCATGCGGTCCAGTTGGGTTCTTTCGGTCGCGAAATCTCGCCATCATCGCTGGCGGCCTGCTCGTAAAGACTCACGATTCGCCCCCAGATCCACTGCGCACACGCCAAATCTTCCTGGCTGCCCCACTGGCGTTTTTTCGCACTGAACACAACCGCGTCAGGGTGTCGGGTTAAAAAATCCTGTTCAACCGTCTGCGGGTCCGGTTGCGAAGCTTCCGGACGAGAAGTCTTTTTATTCTCTGTAGTAATCTCTGTTGTATTCTCTGTAAGATCATCAGGCCATTTTGACCCGATGACATTGAGTCGTTTTGAACCAATGGAGCGTTTCATTTTGACCTCTTCCATCGTGTCATTTTGACCTGATGGAGCGGCGCATTTTAAACCGATGGATTCGCTCAATTTGCCACCATCTAAAAGCTCGCTCCCGTAGTTGATCGTGTAGAAATTGGTCATATCGCGCTTTGATTTATTGAGCTTTTCACAACGCAAAAGCCCCAGCGTTTTCAGACTTGCAAACGCGCGCTTTAACGTTGACTCTGACCAGAATGGGAACTGTTCCAGCCATTGTTCCGTTGTGTTATAAATCCAGCGAACACCATCACATTCCATGCCGGAGTTGGTATCTCTCAACCAGTAGTGCAGTTGTTGCAAAACAATGGCTTCGTTTAAGCCAATTTTCATTGCCAGCTGCGTGTTTATAACCAGTGGGCGTTCAGCAAAAAGAAGACTCATAATTCCATCCAGCTTTTTGTTGGTATTGCTGTCGATACGCAAGCTTGAAAGCAATTGCTTTTTCTATAAGTTCGTCAGTTTCACGATCTACAACGGCAGGATCTGCAAAAAGCAGTCCGGATTCCACCACATCGCCATATTCTTTATTTAACCCGGCGATCATGTACGTAATACTTTTTCCATCACTGATCTCACGATACAACCTGAAATCACTAATCCGGATAGCCTCCATAATCGCAGGCACTAGCGCCGTGAACTTTTCACGCTTATCCCTGGTGTCGATAGCCTTCCAGCGTTCGAATATCTTCACTCGATTAACGCCAAGCGCTCGCTGATCAACCGCGCCACCTTCATCTGTGACACGCTGAACATCGATGTTCGGGCGCTCTTTCAAAGCCCAGAATGCTTCAGTGATTAATATCGTCGCCTGCTCCTGTGTCATTCCTGGTCGACATATCCAGGCATCCAGAGCCTCACGAGCCTGTTCAGGAGTGATTTTCATTGTTCAACCGCCCCGCCCGCTTCGTCTTACGATATTCATCATAAACTTTGGGATCATACTGAAGCTCCCCGCCAGATGCCTCCTGTAGACGCATCGCGCGACCTTCGGGAACTAAATCCCCTTTCCAGCTATAAAGCGAAGCCAAACGAATACCTGCTGCTTGTGCAAGTTTTGTTTTTGAACCGAAATACAAAAGAGCGTCAGTTTTAAGCATTTAAAACACCTTTATTGTTAGTCATGACTAACAAAATAGATGTTAACAAAAACATAGTCAATACGATTTAGCATTAGCTAACTATGGAAACAAAAAATTTAACTATCGGCGAACGCATTAGGTATCGTCGGAAAAACCTCAAACACACCCAAAGGTCTCTTGCTAAAGCCCTGAAAATCTCCCATGTGTCTGTATCACAATGGGAACGGGATGATAGTGAACCTACAGGGAAGAACCTTTTTGCCCTCAGCAAAGTATTGCAATGCTCACCAACATGGATTCTATTTGGCGATGAAGACAAGCAACCAACACCACCTGTTGAGAAGCCAGTTGCCTTATCCCCCAAAGAACTAGAGCTCCTTGAGCTGTTTAATGCACTGCCAGAATCAGAACAGGATACCCAGCTCGCCGAAATGCGAGCTCGAGTAAAAAACTTCAATAAACTCTTTGAAGAATTACTAAAAGCCCGTCAGCGGACAAATAAAAGATAACATCATCAATGAGTTATCTTTTACCACATCAATCATGTTAGCCATAACATACAAAATTACTTGACCTATATGTTAGCCATGGCTAATCTTATTTGCATCAACACACCGCACGGTGTTCTCAGCAAACAGTTCCGCTACCCCGGCGTTAAGGGGAAATGAGGTCAACATGGATACTATCGATCTTGGCAACAGCGAATCTCTGGTATGTGGCGTGTTCCCCAACCAGGACGGTACGTTCACCGCGATGACGTATACCAAAAGCAAAACGTTTAAAACCGAATCTGGAGCGCGTCGCTGGCTGGAAAGAAATTCAGGTGGGTGATATGGATTTCGACACAATCATGGAAAAGGCTTACGAAGAATACTTCGAAGGTCTTGCCGAAGGCGAAGAAGCTCTCAGCTTCAGCGAATTTAAACAGGCACTTTCCAGTTCGGCAAAATCTAACGGCTGATAAGCGAAACAGCACCGCGAGGAATCAGTATGCAGAAACGAGAACCCGTCATCATCGCGCCAGACTATACCGATGATGAACTTTATGAGTGGATGCGCCAGAAAATTAATGCAGCGCAGGATCTGAAATGGGCCAATGAAGCCAGGGCTAAGCAGGCTGAAAATCTGTCCGCTCTGGAGCAGGATATCACTAATCTGGAAAAAGCAGCGACATTAAGCATTGCCAGAATGATTACATACCCGCGTTAATAGCTAACCAACGAAGCTAAGGTTGGTAATTAAGGAGTTCTCCACGGATGAGGTGGAGTGCGTGCGCCGGACACGGGTGAGCATCCGGCACTGACAGTTTACTGAAAGGATATTTCCCTGAAAAGTCAGACCATAACGCGAAAGCGCACGGCGAGGTAGCTGGTTCATAGATAGCCTGTCGTTAAATTTTCGTCGACCGTGCGCTTCCGGTTGTGGCAATCCGCGAAATGGCGCGGCGGTAAGTATGGCGGGGTTATTCCTTCCCCCGTTGAGGACACCGGGTTGTCAGGTTGACCATACGCTTAAGTGACAACCCCGCTGCAACGCCCTCTGTTATCAATTTTCTGGTGACGTTTGGCGGTATCAGTTTTACTCCGTGACTGCTCTGCCGCCCTTTTTAAAGTGAATTTTGTGATGTGGTGAATGCGGCTGAGCGCACGCGGAACAGTTAAAACCAAAAACAGTGTTATGGGTGGATTCTCTGTATCCGGCGTTAATTGTTAACTGGTTAACGTCACCTGGAGGCACCAGGCACTGCATCACAAAATTCATTGTTGAGGACGCGATA